GCACTTCTCACCACGATCGGTGCCGGCAAGCTGGCGAATGCCACCGCGCTGGGCACCACCCTGAAAATCACCCAGCTCGCCGTGGGCGACGGCGGCGGCGATGTGCCGGCCCCGGACGCAAGCCGCACCCAGCTGGTCAACGAAGTCCGCCGCGCACCGCTGAACCGCCTGAGCGTCGACCCGGCGAACAGCGCGCAGATCATCGCCGAACAGGTCATCCCCGAGGACGTGGGTGGTTGGTGGATCCGCGAGATGGGCCTGTACGACGAAGCCGGCGCGCTGATCGCCTACGCCAACTGCGCGCCGTCCTATAAGCCGCAACTGGCCGAAGGCAGCGGCCGCACCCAGACCGTGCGCATCGTGCTGATCGTCAGCAATGCGGCTTCGGTGGAACTGAAGATCGACCCGAGCGTGGTGCTGGCGACGCGGGAGTATGTGGATAACTCCATCGTCACCGCGCTGAATCGGCTGGACTACAAACAGTCGGTACGCGCTGCGACTACCGCAAGCGTCACGCTGAGCGGACTGCAGACAGTCGATGGTGTCGCGCTCGCGGCGGGTGACCGTGTGCTGGTGAAGAACCAGACCAGTGCCGTGGACAACGGGCTGTATGTCGTTGCAGCGGGTGTCTGGAAGCGCGCGACTGATGCTGACGAGAACAGCGAGGTCACTCCGGGCCTGACCGTTACGGTGGAGAGCGGTACTGCGCAGGCGGACAGTGTCTGGCAGTTGGTGACCGATGGCGTGATCGTACTGGGCACCACGGCGCTGGCGTTCCAGAACATCACCAACGGGTTGGCGAAGCTGGCTTCGCCGGCGTTCAGTGGCGTTCCGACGGCGCCAACGGCTGCAGTGGGCAGCAACACCCAGCAACTGGCGACCACGGCCTTCACACAAGCAGCGATTGCTCCTCTTGCGGCGGTGGCTTCGCCTGCATTCACCGGAACGCCAACCGCCCCGACCGCTTCTGCCGGTAGCAACACCCAGCAGTTGGCGACGACCGCCTTTGTTCAGGCTGCCGGTTCCGCAATTATTGGAGCCGCGCCGTCGTCGCTCGATACATTGGGAAAACTGGCATCGTCGCTGGGCAACAACGCGAGCTATGCAGCAAGCGTCGATGCCAGTCTCCAGGCCAAAGCACCCTTGACCAGCCCTGCGCTCGTAGGTACCCCTACGGCACCAACTGCAGCATTGGGCGATAACACTAAAAAGGTTGCCACGACTGAATTCGTGCAGTCGTCCTTTGCGAAGTTCTCGACTACTCAGACCTTCCCCATCACGTTCGCCAACGGCTTCTTCAATCGCGGGGTGAGTACCTGTTGGACGGCCAACGGCAATCTCTATCTCAGTTTGAACATGGGGCGAAACACAGTACCGGAAAGCATTCAGATGCTTGCCTTCACGCTTCCTGTGGGGGCTCGACCGAAATACGTCATCGATGGAGTTGGTGGTTACTCGGTAGAGACACCACTGCAGCTGGGTATGTATGCATGGAGCCTGAAGCAGGACGGTACTTTCATCCTTATGTTTTCGATCCTGGCGCCCGCTGGAGGGACCAATTGCGGGTACAACCTGAATCTTTGTACTCAGTTGGCTTGATGCATAGACGGTAAGCACTCGAAATAAGTCGTTGATCGAATGAAATCCCTATTGGCGTCGCCTTTTTTTTGGCGGCGCATCCATAACCGCCTCCCGGCGGTTTTTTTATGTCTGGAGAAAATCTATGAGCTTCTTTCACGGCGTCACCGTGACCAATGTCGACGTCGGTGCGCGCACCATTGCGCTGCCGTCGTCCTCGATCATCGGCCTGGTGGATACCTTCACCCCCGATACCAAGCTGACCGCGCAGGCCGATGTGCCGGTGCTGCTCACCAGCCTGCGTGAAGCGGCTGCCGCGTTCGGTACCGCGTCGGCGATCTACAAGTCCTGCACTGCCATCTTCACCCAGTCCGCTGCGGTGGTCGTGGCGGTGGGTGTGGCGAAGGTCGAGGATGCTGCGCAGCTGACTTCCGCGATCATCGGTACCGTCACCGAAGCCGGCCAGCGTACCGGCCTGCAGGCGCTGCTCGACGGCAAGTCGCGCTTCAATGCGCAGCCGCGCCTGCTGATCGCGCCGAAGCATTCCGCCACCCAGGCGGTGGCCACCGCCATGGGCGCGCTGGCCGAGAAGCTGCGCGCCATCGCCATCGTCGACGGCCCGAACACCACCGACGAGGCGGCCATCGCCTACGCCGGCGAGTTCGGCAGCAAGCGCATCTACCTGGTCGATCCGGGTGTGCAGTACTGGGATACCGCCAGCAGCGCCACCGTTGATGCACCGGCGTCGGCCAACGCCGCCGCGCTGTTCGCCTGGACTGACAGCCAGTACGGCTTCTGGTCCTCGCCGTCGAACAAGGAACTGCTCGGCATCACCGGCACCGGCCGGCCGATCGAGTTCCTCGACGGCGACGAGACCTGCCGCGCCAACCTGCTCAACAACGCCAACATCACCACCGTCATCCGTGACGACGGCTATCGCCTGTGGGGCAACCGCACCCTCTCCAGCGACGCCAAGTGGGCCTTCGTGACCCGCGTGCGGACCATGGACATGGTGATGGACGCGATCCTCGCCGGGCACAAGTGGGCGGTCGACCGCGGCATCACCAAGACCTACGTGAAGGACGTCACCGAGGGCCTGCAGGCCTTCATGCGCGACCTGAAGAACCAGGGCGCGGTGATCGACTTCGAGGTCTACGCCGACCCGGAACTCAACACCGCCAGCCAGCTGGCCCAGGGCAAGGTGTACTGGAACATCCGCTTCACCGACGTACCGCCTGCCGAGAACCCCAACTTCCGCGTCGAGGTGACCGATCAGTGGCTCACCGAAGTCCTGGACGCAGCTTAAGGAGAACCCCAGATGATTCCGCAGATCCTCACCAACACCAACCTCTTCGTCGACGGCGTGAGCTTTGCCGGTGACGTACCGTCCCTGACCCTGCCTGCCCTCAAGGTGAAGACCCAGGAGTACCGTGCCGGCGGCATGGACGCGCCGGTCCTGCTCGACATGGGCCTTGAGGCCATGGAGGCGAAATTCACCACCAATGGCGCGCGCCGCGAGGCCATGAAGTTCTTCGGCCTGAGCGATCAGGGCTCTTTCAACGGCACCTTCCGCGGCTCCTTCAAGACCCAGAAGGGCGGCACCGTACCGGTGGTTGCCACCGTCCGTGGCCTGCTCAAGGAAGTCGATCCGGGTGAGTGGAAGGCCAATGAGCTGGCTGCCTGCTCCTACAGCGTGGCGGTCACCTACTACAAGCTCGAGGTCGAAGGCCGCGAGATGTTCGAGATCGATCCGGTCAACTCGGTGCGCAAGATCAACGGCGTCGACCAGCTCGCCGCGCTGCGCAACGACCTGGGCGTCTGAGGTGATCCGTGATGCATGACTCCGTCAAGCAACCCGCGTGGTTGAGCCTGTCAGAGGACGCGGCGGTGGTGAAGTTGTCCCGCCCGACCTCCTGCAACGGCGTCGACGTCGACGCACTCACTCTGCGTGCGCCGACCGTGCGCGACATCCGCCTCGCCAGCAAGGTCGCCAGCGATGACGAGGAGCGCGAACTGCAGCTGTTTGCCTCGCTGGTACAGGTCAGCCGTCAGGACCTGGAGGGACTGAAGCTCAGCGATTACCAGCGCCTGCAGCACGCCTACTTTCGCCTGGTGCGAGAGGACGGCGATGAGCTTCGCGCTGATGCGCCAGCTGGCGCGGCGACTGGCGGCTGAGTCGGGCTTCACGGCCGGCGAACTGGAACGCATGACCCTTAGCGACCTGCGTTGGTGGCTCGGGGGGGAGGCGGATTAGTTCGCTTCGCAGGGGGTGCCGGGTAACCGGTGCCCTTTGTCGTCAGGGAGGTGAATGAAATGAATGTTAGTGAAACCAATGAGGTAACAGTGGTCCTCGGCCCCGAGGTGGGCCAGGCGCTCGGCCTGGCCCTGAAGGATTCTCTGGGACTGGCCATTGCCGATGCAGTTGTGCGCTTGCAGGGCGAGGGAAGGCGGGCGATGGCAGACGGTGCCCCTGAGCCACCGGGTAGTGCCCTGCATCAATCACTGAAACAGGATGTGCGGGAGGGAGACGAGGTCGCTCGCCAGACGCTCGAAACACTGAGGGAAATCGCTACTTTGCTTCGACGTTCGGGGCCGGCAGGTGTCGTTGGCAGCGCGGCACAGATTGGCTCGGCGGCTCAAGCAACCGCTATGCAGCCGGTCAGTGTCGATTGGCAGGACAAGGACTCGACCATCTTCCAGATACTGTCCAACCCTCTGGACGCCCTCTCGATGGCGTTCACCAGCGCTCACCGTTACGAGCAGCGGGTTCAGGAGCTGGTAGTGCGCGGAGGCCTGGCGCCGGGAGACGCGTCCGAAAGCTTTGTCAAAGCCCGAGTCGAGGCGGCGGCGCAGGACAGCGGGCTTGATGTCCAGGCGGCGCTGGACATGACCCGGCAGTTGATGAACGCCGGCCTCACCCTCCGGCAGAGTCTGGATTACCTGCCGGCCGCGACGAAGCTGCAGTACGGCAAGGCGATTGCACCGGATGCCGTGGCGGCACTGGTGAAGAACGTCGTCGACCATGGCGATGGCAGTGCGGCGGAAGTAGAGCGGAGCCTGGGTGTCATTTCCTGGCGCGCGCGCCAGGACAATGTACCTGCCGACATTCTGGTGCGTCGGCTCAATGGCGGGCAGGACGGTCGGCCGTGGACGCAGGTCCTGCGGCAACCCGAGGGGATGCGCGCCGAGCCGGCAATGGTGTTGCAAGCGGATGTCGATGCGCGGAGGGGGACAGTCCAGGGGCTGCGCCGCACGACTGAAAACGCCGTGGCAGGAGCATTGCAGGCCGGTGGTAGTGTCACTCTGGAGCTGGCTGATAAAAACTTGCCGGCGCTGGTTTTCTTCGCTGATCGGCTGAAAGAGTCCACCCCCTTCCTTGGAGCAGGTCTGGCGGCTGCGACAGGACAGTTTGGGCTGTCGAAGGACATGCTCGCGACCTTTGCATCCACGGTGGGACTGGAGGGGCTGTCGCGCAGCCTCCAGTCGGTCGACCTGGGCGTGCTCGCCGATCGCTCGGAACTACTCATGAAGCTCGGCGGGCATCTTGCCGAGAAACCTGGAGCATCCCCCAGAACCCGGGAGCTGCCGAACCTGAGTCTGAGCCCCTCGACCATCTGGCGTGGCGTACGCAGCTACTGGGATAACGTCGGTTATGGCCCGGCGGCGCAACCGTGGGGCACGGCGCTGGATGCTTCTTCGCAGTCACGCCGACGCGCGCGCGCAGGGGCTAGTCCCGAAGTGCGTAGCGATGACGAGGGCAGCCAGGCTCTGGGTGCAGTCGTTGCCGGCAGCATGCTGGGAGGCTGGATGGTGCCGGTGGTTGGACCATTCATCGGTGCCATGGTAGGTGGGCTGCCAGATTGGAGCGGCATGCCTGATACGAGCAAGGCTAATCGGAACGAGGATGCCGAGCAGGCGCCACGACACGGCGCCTTGAGACCGGACCTTTCCTCTGCAATTCCGAACAAGGAGCCGACCACGGAGAACTGGACCTTCGCCCCGCAGATCAGCATCAACGTATCCGGCAACCTCAACGATCCCAACCAGCTGGCCAATGACCTGCTGCCAAGGTTGCGGCAGCTGCTGGCAGACTTCTCTCTGGAACGGCAGCGCGATGCACTGTTCGATCCGGTCGTGGTTTAAGGAGGCGATATGGCGTATTGGGAACAAATGCAGAACGGCCTGTCGCAGCTGGCCCGGGCAGCCGAGGATGGCCGCCGCGACCTGGACACGGTGATCGCGCCGGTCAACGGCGCCGTCAGCGAAATCCGTGGCGCGGCCGCCGAGCTCGGGGGCTTGCCGGGTGTTTCTCCGGAGATGGCGGGCAAGGTTCAGCGCGCGATGCAGGGCATCGAGCGCGCACAGGGCAAGGTCAACAAGGTGGTCAACACCTACAACAGCGCCACGCGCGCCCTGAAGGGCATCGATGAGCGCATGCAGGGGTTGGGGGAACAGGTGGACCGGGCCAGGAAGGCGGTGGACAAGGTCATCGGCAAGGTCGGCGATTCGCTGGGTTCGGTGCTGCCCAGCTCGGCGCTGTCGCCCCAACTGTCGCCCGGCGATTTCATGTGTGCGATTCCCCTGCCGCACCTGCTGGTCATGAACGTAGTGGGTTCGCAGACGCAGTTCTTCTTCAACATCGACACGGTGCCTTTCGAGTCAACGATTCGCACCAGCCAGCTCACCTGGAAGGAGCAGGCGCGGCTGGGCCGTCGGGGCGCCCTGCAGTACGTCGGCGTTGGTACGGAGTCGCTGTTGCTGAAGGCGACGCTGATGCCGGCCCTGTCGCGGGCATCGGGCAAGCGCGTGGGTTGGAAAATACCGAACCAGCTGCGCGAAATCGCCTTGAGCGGCAAACCGGTGAGCCTGATCAGCGGTTACGGGGATCCGCTGGGGACCTGGTGCCTGACCAGGGTCAGCGAGACGCAAAGTGCTCTGCTCAGCAATGGCGCCCCGCGTAATCAAGCCTTCGAACTGGAGTTCAACCGCTATGGCGACGACAACGAACTATCGCAGCAGTGATGGCGATGTGCTGGATCAGCTCTGCTATCAGCGCTACGGCCATCTCAAGGGTTGTGTGGAGGCAGTGCTCGATGCCAATCCGGGCCTGGCCGACGAGCCTCAACCCTTGCGCGCTGGCGTGCTGATCCGCATGCCCGAACTGGCGGCACCGGACAATCCGCAGGTCCGTCTGTGGGATTGAATCCCTGCTCCCTCACGGCCCCGCGCAAGCGGGGCTTTTTCATTCTGGTGACCCATGAAACCTGTCTTTCGCATCGTCGCCGATGGCCGCGACATCTCGGCACAGGTCAACGACCGCGTGCTCGAACTGGTGGTAACCGACAAGCATGGCCTGGAGTCGGACACCCTTTCTCTCACTCTCGATGATCGCGCCGGCACTGTGGTGTTGCCGCGGCGCGGCGCGCAGCTGGAACTGTACCTGGGCTATGACGAAACGGGTGTCGCGCCGATGGGGCGCTATACGGTGGACACCGTAACCTTCAGCGGCGCGCCCGATACGCTGGTGATCAAGGCCAAGTCCGGCGACTCGCGCAATGCCGGCAAGTCCGTTCGCAGTGACAGCTGGGAGAACGTGACACTGGCCGAAGTGGTGGCCCGCATTGCCGAGCGCAACGGCTGGAAGGCTGAGTGCGAAGTGAGGACGCGAATTGCGCGCGCGGACCAGATCAATGAGTCCGACTATCACTTCATCACCCGCCTGGCGCGTCAGTACGACTGTACAGCGAAGATCGCTGACCTGAAGTTGCTGGTCATGCCCCGTCAGGCGGGCCGAAGTGCTTCGGGACAGGCGCTGGACAACGTGCGCCTCATGCGCGGGGATGTCAGCTCTTTCACCTTTACCCTGGACGATCGCAAGGTGGTCGCGAAGGTGGTCGTGCCTTTCCAGGGGCCTGACGGCACTCTGCGCACGGTGACGGCGGCTAACCCGAATGCGCCGAAGAAGGTACTGGCCGAGTACGTCGAGCGCCATGTCCAGGCCAATGAGACGGCAGCCCAGCAGCTGGCCAAGTCGAGACTGGCGGACTTCAACCGGCAGACCGCCGGCGTCCGTTTGCAACTGCCGGGCCGCGCAGATCTCTTCGCGGAGTGCCTGGTCGAGCTGAGCGGATTCAAGACCGGAGTCGACGGCGTTTACCTGGTCGATACCGTGACCCAGCACTACCAGGCGAGCGGTTGGACGACCAGCGTGCTGTGCAATGGCGGGAGCGACGGCAAGGCAATGGCAGGGGAGGGCGGCTGACATGCTCATCGACGAACGCCAGCTTCTGCTGATCCTGCCCAACGCCCGCCCCGTCGCGGGCGTTTTTCTGCCGGTGCTGGAGGCAGCGATGCGCGACTTTGGTATCGACACGCCGCCGCGCGTTGCCGCCTTCCTCGCCCAGGTCGGGTACGAGAGCGCGCAGCTGACCCGTTGCGTGGAGAGCCTGACCTACAGCGCGCAGCGCCTGGCCGTTGTCTGGCCTCGGCGCTTCCGCAGTGCCGACGGCTCGCCCACGGCGCTGGCGCGGGAGGTGGCGTACCAGCCGGAGCGCATTGCCAACCTCGTCTACGCCGGGCGCAATGGCAACGGCGACGAGGCCTCCGGCGATGGCTGGCGCTTTCGGGGACGGGGTCTGCTGCAGGTGACCGGGCGGAGCAATTACCGTTCTGTCGGCGAAGGGCTCGCGCAACCTTTTGTCGCTCGCCCGCAGCTGCTGGCGGAGCCGCGCTGGGCGTGTCGCACCGCCGCCTGGTGGTGGCAATGCAACGGGCTCAACGAGCTGGCTGATGCGGTGCGCTTCGAGGACATCACCCGGCGCATCAATGGGGGATTGAATGGCCAGGAGGTCCGGGCACAGCTCTGGCGCCGTGCGCTGGAGGTTCTGCAATGAGCCGCTTCTGGCTGGCGCTGGGCCTGACCGGCTTTCTGGTGGGGGGCTGTATCGGTGGCTGGCTGACCGCGCGCTTTTATGGTGGGCAGCTGGATAGCCTGCACCTGGAGCAGGCTCGTTGCAGCGATGCCGGCAAAGTTCTGGAATCGAAGCTGGCGCTGCAGAACACCCAGGTCGAAGCGCTGGAGCAGGCTGCCCGCCAGCGTGCGGACGCCGCCGAGCGCGCTCTGACACTGGCCCGCGAACAGGCGCAGAGCCATGAGGCCGCTGCCAGCCGGCTGTTGCTGGAGCGCAGCGAAGGCGAGGAGTGCGCCGTGGTACGTCAACTGATCGACCGGGAGCTGTTGCCATGAAGCTGCTGCGGGTAATCCCCGCGCTGCTTCTGGCGGGGTGCGCATCCACCGCGCCGGCGCCGGTGGAAGTTCGCGTTGCCGTCCCGGTGCCGTGCCAGCCGCCGGCTGTCGAAACCCCTCGATTCGCCACCGCCGACCTGCGCCCGGCGGACGACCTGCAAACCAAAGTGCGCGCGCTGCTGGCCGAGCGGCAGCAGCACCTGGCCTACGAAACCCGCCTGCATGCTGCGCTCGATGCGTGCCGCTGAACCTTCCTACCTTCGTCGGCAGGGCCGCCACGCGTATTGCGCTGGCGCCCGGCCTTGGGCTACTGTTCGGCCATCGCTAGGCGAGACCGCAACCGTGATCCACAGCACCCGCATCATCACCTCCCTCCTCAAGGCATTCGCCCGTTGGCGCTGGCGCGCCTGATTCCTTCTTTCCCGGCATAGCGCCGGTCTCTTCTTACGCGTCCA